CATCTGTGCAGCTGTTAATACCTGCCCAGTCGTGAAAGTCTGTTTTGCCATGATACCCCTTAGTAACTTAGGACATTATAGTCTAAAGTGCCATAAATCGTATCATTTAGGATAAATGCGTCTATGACTGGCTCTAATGTCGTGAACGTGGTTTTCCAACTATTCGGTGTTATGTTCATTTTTACACCAAAAATCTGCAAAGTTTTTTCTAGGGTAGATCCGCCTGGTTGGGTAGTAATTACTTTTATAGGATCAAAAAAGTCTAGGTCTAGGGCTGCAATTATGCCTGTGTTGTAATTGTTTGTGTATAGGTCAAGCACTATGGAATCCACTCTTATGCTTGTCTCGGCTCTACTTGCAACATAAGCCTGTGCGTAATCTAGTGCTACAGCATCGGTCTGCATAAGTAGGTTGTCTAAAAAATAACTGTGTAAAAAATACTTATCTATGCTGTCTTGGTTTAGGGCTACCTGTGCTGTGCCACCTGTCCTAGTAATAGTGGCTTTATTAAATATAAGCACATCGTTAAGAATCCAACTGGCATCAAAGTAATCTATACCTGTGCCGTTATCTGCAAAGACTGTAGGTGTGCCGCCAATAGATCCTGCAGTTACGTCTCTATCTTGGAATACAAATGAGCCACTAGCATCTACATAAAGTGCGCCGTATTCTGAAGTTGCTACAGTAGTTAATGCTTGCAATGCTGTGCGGTTAGTGCCAGGATCTGCCTGCATAGTAGTAAGCCCTGCATCTACATCACGCATAGTCGCTGGCCAGTCAATTTCATCTAGTATCTCGTTAATACGTGTGCCTGCTAGGTCGCCTGCAGTTGCACCTGTAACTGTGCTGATCTGTGCTACCTGCGCTAATCTAAATGCATCTACAGCTTGTATAGTCGTGATGGCTACATCTTCGCCAGACTCACCTGGGTATGTAGTAACGTAACTTGTAATAAAGCCTTGGAATATAGGATAACTAACACCACTATATGTAGCACTAATTTGCACTTTCTTCATAGGTGTTAATAAATTGTAATACGGGCCAGTAACATTTTGCGGATTAAAGTCGCCATTCTGATCTACTATGCGTAAGGTAAGTGCGCCTGTCTGAAATTGATCTGATAGTGCAGTACGGCCTCGGTTAGTTTCTATGCGGTTAACTTGATTAGACACATCTACAATTACAGCTGTGGCATCACCTAATACGTTTGTATCTAGTATGCCTGAATCTAAGATCATTGTTTGGGCAAAGGCTGGGCCAGTACTAAAGTTAATTAAAGCGGTTATTACTGGTACTGTCATGCTATAAATCCAGCAGGTACTGTTGAGTAACCTGATCTAGTCGCCACCTGTATGCTTTCTGCTATAGCCTGACTTAGCCTGTCGCCACCTGCATCTACAGTTACTCGTATATCCATAGATTGCTGATTGCTAGATTTTTGCACACCGAATCCAGGAAAATTTGATAAATAATCTTGTATTTTATCGTTTAATTTTGCTGTTGATTCTATGGCAAGTTTTTGCACTGCTGGTGAATAAACAATGTCATCATCACCACCACCACCACCACCACCACCACTAGATGAAGTATTAAAATTAAACTTAGCCAAAAGAGCAGAGATGCGTGCATTTAGATCTCTTATTAAATCTAAAACCATGTTTGTTACATAGTCGTCTATTTTTGCGTTTAATGTTTTAACTTGTTTAATTGCAAAATCTTCTAAAGACATACCTGCTAATTTAGCCTGATCTGCTAACTTCTTTAACGCTTCTGCAGCTTCTAATTCGGCTATTAACTTTTTAGCCATAGCCTCGTTATTGTCTAGGATTGCTAACTGTGATCTTAGGCGTAACTTAGTCTCTTCATCGGTTGCACTGTTTAGGGCTGCGTTTATACCTATGCGCTCTAAGTCAAATTTCTTTTTTAATTCTTCTACGTTTTTATTCTCAATAGCGTTTTTAGCTGTTAATAAATCGTATTCTTTTTTCTTAGCTCCTGCTAACTTTGCCTCTATGCGAGCATTTAATATTCTGATTCTGGCTAATGCTGAGTTTTCTTTTTCGCTTATAGGTCGTTTACTAGTCGCTAAGCCACCTATAGCATCTACACCTATAACACCAAAAGCACCTAATACAGCAGCTGGTTTTTTACTTAAAATCGCTAACGCTAATAAACCTGCTTTGAATGAAGGATTTTGTACAAGGTCAGTAAACTTTTTTATTAACTTTGCCATCTCAACAGTAGCAAAGGCTATGTTATCGCCTAGATTCTCAAAATCTGTAGAAAGGCCAGATATTGATTGATCCTTACTTAATATAACTAGTGCATCTACTAAGCCTGTGCCAATAGATTTAGTCGCTTCATCTGCGCCTTTTTTCAGCACATCCATCTTGCCAGCGTATGTATCTAATCTAGCTGCTGCCTGACCACTAAACTTTTTCTCTAGTTCAGCCATGATTTTATTCATGTCCCCAGTGGCTAATATGTTTTTATCTATGCCAGTGTTAAGTCCGTTAATTGCTTTAGTTTGCCCTCTTACACCTGCGGCTATTGCACCTACTACTGTTGCTAAGTTTTCACCTGTACCAGCACTTATATCTAATGCAGCTTCTAGTGAACGCTGTGCAAGATCTACAGATCCAGTAACGTTTAATAATGTTTGAAATGGGGCACGTAAATCTGTAAGTATTGCATAAGTTTTTTCTAAACCTTTTATATAGGCTTCTACTTCGGTTACTCTAAATGCGTTGCCTGTGTTTTCTAGTTGCAAGGCTAACGATTTGGCTGCTGCTTCATCCTCTGCAAAGGCTTTAACTGCTTTTTTGCTAAATGCTACTAATGCTGTTGCGCTAAATGCAACGCCAAATACTCTGGCAAATTGTTTAATTTGTTTAGAAAATACATCTACATCCTGTTTGGCTTTCTTTAACGCTTTACCATTCCAGGTAGCGAGGGCGGATACGACTACATTGGCCACTATGCCACCGACTTTAATTCTGTAGAATCGTTAAAGTAATCAGCTGTATGTGTGATTGCTTTTAGGATTGCATCGTAAACTTTAGGACTATCCTTAGCCCAGGCTTTGTAGATTAAACGACCCTTACCTTTACGACCAGCACTACGCACGCCTTTAATTTTAGGCTGTTGTGTAAGTGCTTCCATTGACGTTACAAACTGATAACCTGCAAATGGATTGTTTGAATTGTAAGAACGTGTAGACCTAGATTTTCTTCTAGCCGTTCTTGCTTGTTCATACGCAACTACTCCGCCACCTTCATGAATAGAAGTGAATGGCGCACGCCCTTCTGGATTTACTCTGCCTGCGGTCTCATAAATACGACCAGCTGCGCTAATATTGTAAACATAATTTTCTACTTGAAAGCCGTTTTTAAATAGTCTGTTTTTTCCTTCTTTGTAACCAATACCGCCACGCACGTTATCTGCGCTGTATTTGGGAAATGGTCGGTAAGTTATGTCTGAAGATATAGGCTTACTCCAGCCCGATAATACTTCAGTGTTGCTCGGTACATAACCTTTAGCTGTAGCTTCAACCTGTCGCATTAGAGGTGAGATAGCAGTTTTAATACGTGTGTACATATCTTCGTCTATGAAACTTAAACCCTTTTGGACATCATCTACGCCTATTACGTTGGCTGGCATTTTTGATCTCCTTTGCTCTATCGCTAAAAACTTGCACTATTGCTTTTAGCATCTCTGAGTCCATGTTAATAAACTCACTAGGCGCGATTCCAGTCTCTACACTTAAAGCAGCCACTGTATAGAGAATGGAGTCACGCGGTACTATTTTTTTTCTTCGTCCAGTACCTCAACAGTTTCTAGGCTGTCAATAAACTCTAAACCAAATATAGGTACAGTCACGTTAGCCCTACGTAAGCACTCATGCGCCAAGTAATAAATCTCGGTCTGCCGTTCGTGATCACGTAAGACTTTACTAATTCCTGCGCCATATTTTAACTCGAAAGCGTACTCGACACCCGGTGTTATCTTATGCTCAGATACTTCACCATTAGCCCTTGTTATCTTTAGCTTTGCCATTATTACTCCTTAGACTGTTACGTCAACTACTATAGGGCTTTGGCAGGTAAATGTGATTGACTGTGTGCTTATGTCGCCCACTGCGCCGTTTACATCTTGAGTATTGTTTACCAATACTGTTGTTTGATACTCTGGGTTGGTTGTGCTAATAGCTGCAGAAGTCTGCTTAATTGTTAGTGGCACTGTAGTACCCCATGCTGCCTGGAGTGTTGCGTTTACGTTAGCTGCAGCTGTGTCATTTAAGAAGTCAATAGTGATAGTGCTGGCTTCTAGACCCTTTGCAAACTTATGTGCGGTATCGCCCATAGCTGTTACTTCTAATTCATCAAATGAGCGGTTAATTGTTACGGCTGTTACGTGATCGCTTAGGGCGACACTGTTCAGCGTGACAACAACGCCATTACTTAGATAGATTGCCATTATTCGTTGTCCTCATCTTTCTTAGCCGCTGGTTTTTTAACCGCTGCTGGTTGGTCGGTAATCTGGCCTATTTTGACCAGAAAGTTATGTTCTTCTTCGGTAAATCCTTTATAGCTCATTTTAACTCCAACTCGTTAGGATTGATACTGTTATCTCAGATACTAGCAAGTCGCCACTAGCTGCGTTGACTATAGCAGGTGCTGAAATGCTAGATATGTTAAGTGTAAGACTAGATGCCGCAAGTTTAGTTACTACTGCTAATATAAAGTTTTCCATGCCTGCTAAGTTGCCTTGATTATCAAATGCTGGCGTAGTCATAAGAATCTTGAAGTTTGCTAATGGTGCAATAGTTATGTAGTCATTATTGCTAGGTGTTAGGTAAGGATCACCAGGTGTAACTACTACGCTGTTAGCCAGTAGTGTTGCCGGTGGGAATGAGAAGGTTGACCACACGCCTGCATTGGCTAAATCTGTTGCAAGTGTGCTGCGTAGTGTAGTGATTGCAGCTGGCATTAGCCGACCAGTGAGTTAGGACTAGAATACGGCTGGATGAGGCCTCTGATCCTATTTATCAGTTGGTACCCCATCCTGTAAGGACTTGCAGATACCCCATCCATACCTACCCCACCAGTCTGGCTAACTTGACGTGCTTGCCAGATGTCTACAGCTACGATCATCGCAGCCTCTCGTATGGCAGGGGTCGCAGTGTAAGCCTGTGCTTTATGCTCTGGGCCAAGGGCTCGGCCGTATGGTTTAACAAAATGGAAGTTATCATCCGCAGCTGTTTTTGCGTATTGAATAAAACTGTAGCCGTTAGGGTATGAACTAAGTGCGTATGTACTCCAAAACATTGTGCCGATTGAAGCAGGCACTGTAGTACCTGGAAATGATCCTGTTAATGTGTATGTGCCGTTATACGTTGCACCACAATTAGACACTGTTATTGATTGACCTGTAGTAAATATGCCAGGATTTGATAATACTAAAGTTGCTACGTTATTGCTAATAGATGAAGCTACTACTGGGGCATCGTTATGCCATAAATAACTCTGTATCAAATCTTCTGCCGATTGGCAGCACTCTTCCACTGTGGCGTCACTGTATAAAGTGCCAATACCTAAATTACTGCGTAACTCTGCCATTGTTACCATTGCAGCG